TGTGGGTTAATTGCGCCTTTGCAGGAACAGGCAGCCGGGAAAATAGCGGATGGGGTGAATACCTATTGCGACGAATCAGATGCAACCTTTCGGGCTGGCCTGCGAGCGGATGTTAATTCGCGCATTGCCCCACGCTCTATTGTGGTGGACTGTGCTGAGTGACCGAAAAGCCGAAGCAATGGATCAGCCTGGCTGTAATGGCTGCGCTGGGTTCAGGATCTGGTATGGGTGGATCACTGGTTTATATGAATAATATCGCACCCGCTGAACTGCAGCGGATAGCCCGACCGGATCCGGCAACGGGAACGCAATTTAAAGCGCTACAGCGGGAGGTTGAGTATCACTTTCGGAATCACCCGGATATTGTCAATCGATTTGATCGACGGCTAACGCGGATTGAAGCCCAGCTAGAGCTATTAATGAATGCGAAAACGCAGAACTGACGCTAACCAGGCCATGATTGTGCACAGCCTGCAATGGGCTGGCTATCATGTCACTGACCTGTCAGCGGTCGGTAAGGGCGTGCCTGATCTGCTCTGCACCCATGCAGGCCAGTGCTACCTGATCGAGATTAAAAATAAACAAGGAAGAAATAGCTTTACTCCGAGTCAGGTCGAGTATTACGCCCAGGTCAAAGCACCAGTATTTGTAATCCGAACCATTAATGACGTAGAATCGTTCATTAAAGGCGAATTATCGGCTATTAACTACGAGAAAACGGCTATTAATAGGCAAAATGGCGGGATTAAAGCGGAAAAAGCCAGCACCCTGGACGGTTGAAAAGATCAAAGCGGGGCTTATCGTGAATCGTTTGGAAAAACATATATTTGCGAAGACCAAAGCGGATTTATTGCAACCTAGCCAGGTGACGGCCGCATTAGGGCTGCTGAAGAAAGTACATCCGGACCTGGCAAACCAGCAGATCCAGGCAGACATTGACGGTGAGCTGGTAGTTCGATGGGAGAAATAGTTATTCCGTATCGGCCCCGGGCAGAGCAACAGCTCGAGCATGACCGCCTGGTTCGCTTTAATGTACTGGTCTGCCATCGGCGCTGGGGCAAGACTTATTTTGCGATTAATCAGCTGATCCGTGACGTGCTCAGCTGCCCACTGGATAACGCGCGCGGATCTTATGTGGCACCATTACTCAAACAGGCCAAGGCCATTGCCTGGGATTACCTGAAACACTTCAGCCGGGCCATACCTGGGACGACAATGAATGAATCAGAACTACGCGTCGACTACCCCAACGGGGCCAGGATCAGGCTGTACGGCGCGGATAATCCCGATAGCCTGCGCGGGCTGTACCATGATTCAGTGGTGCTGGATGAGGTCGCCCAAATGTCGCCCCGGATCTGGTCAGAGGTTATCCGCCCCGCTTTGTCAGACCGTCTCACAGATGGCTACGAACCGCGCGCTATTTTCATCGGCACACCACAGGGGCCAAACCTGTTCAAAGAGTTGTATGACCGAACACCACAGCGCGAGGGATGGCAGCGCGCCATGCATAAGGCTAGTGAATCAGATGTATTACCTGACTCGGAGCTGCGCCAGATCAAGAAAGAACTGACTACCCGTGAATATGCCCAGGAAATGGAGTGTGACTTCACCGCGGCTATTGTCGGCGCATTTTTTGGACGTGAAATGCAGGACGCTATCGAGCAGAGCCGTATCTGTCCTGTGCCGTACGATAAAACGCATAAGGTGCTAACGGCCTGGGATATCGGGATCAGGGACAGCACCGCGATCTGGTTTATCCAGCACGTCGGCAGTGAAATACATTTGATCGACTATGAGGAGTACACCAATTTTGGGCTGCCGGATATCATCGGCCATCTGGAAAAGAAAGGCTATAACTACGGTCAACACATCGGCCCGCATGATTTAAAGGTGCGTGAATTCGGCACTGGCCTGACCCGGCTGCACCAGGCTAGACAGCTCGGCATTAACTTCACGATTGCGCCCATGCAGGAAGTGATCGACGGTATCGAGGCTGTGCGCGGAATCCTGTCCCGGTGCTATTTCGACACCGAGAAATGTGAGCAGGGTATTAATGCGCTGACCCTGTACCGCAATGAGCTGGACGACAAGCGCGGTATTTTCAAACCAGTACACGATTGGAGCAGCCACGCGGCCGATGCGATGCGCTACTTTGCGATCACCCGCAAGCAGGATGACAGCTGGTCAGGTGATCTGGATTATACATACCTCAACAGGGCGATAGGACAATGATGAATGATAAAGAAATACTCGGCATATTAGGCCAGGAAATCACGCACAGTCGGGGCTATGACGGCACCGAGCTACAGGAAAACCACAAGAATGCACTGCGCCGGTACTTTGGCCGAGCTCGGGGTGATGAGGTCGAGGGCCGCAGCGTCATTATCAGCATGGACGTGGCGGATACGGTTGACAGTATCATGGCTGAACTGTCGCCCATGCTCAAAAGCACATTGATCGAGTTTGAGGCGGATGGCGAGCAGGATGAGGCGCAGGCCCAGCTCGAGAGTGATTTTGTGATGCACTGTGCGCAGCAGAGCAACCTGTACGATCAGTTTTATAGCGGCGCCCACAATGCGCTGTTGCTGCAAAATGGCTGGTTGAAAGTGTATGTCGATGAGCATACCAAGGTATGGGAAACCGAGCACCAGGCGGTTGATGACCTGGATTTAACCGAACTGGTGACCCCGACCGGGCCGAGCCATAGCATTGAAATCCTGACGCAGACCGATAATGCGGATGATCCGGGCAAAAGCGATTTTGAGCTGAAGCATACGACCAGGCATAAAAAGCTGTGCGTCGAGTCGATTGCGCCTGAGTTTATGCTGTTCAGCGGTGGCCATCAGTCCCAGGACTTGAAAGATATTCGCTTTGTGGCTGAGAAACGCCTGAACACGCGCAGCGAGCTGATCGATATGGGCTGCAGCAAGGCCAAGGTAGCCGAGCTGACGCCACTCAATTACGAAACGTATTTCAGCAACCAGGAGCGCCAGTTCAGCAGCGATGATCACCGCGGCGGGTTCGAGACGAGCACCGAAGTGGTCGATGTGTATTACTGCTATGCCTGGATGGATGTAGACGGCGATGGCGAGGCCGAGCTGTGGCATTTTCTGGTCGGTAACTATGAGGCCAACGTCATGTTGATGAAAGAGCGGGCCAAGTTTGTGCCGTATGCCACTGGCAGCGCCCTGGTTGTGCCGAATCGGGTAATCGGGCTGTCGATGTATGACAAGATGATCCAGGTCGAGAATGCGAAAACGCACGTAATCCGGCAGTGGCTGGATAACCAAAACGGCGCCAATAATACCCGCTTCGAGGCGGTTGAGGGTGAAGTCAATATGCAGGACGTATTGAGCAGCCGCCCAGGCGGAATTGTGCGCACCCGCAGTCCGGGCATGTTAAACCCAATCCCATTCAATGATGCCGGCCCGAGCTGTCTATCAGCCTTGCAATACCTGGATGAGGTACGCACCGAGCGCGGTGGCGGTGCCGTGGATATGCAGACCGGGATCATGCAGGCCAGCGCCAATGCGGGCGCGGATGCGGCGGGTAAGGAGTGGACGCACAAAGAGCGCATGACCACGTATTACTGTCGCAACCTGGTCGAGGGCCTGTTCCGGCGTACATTCCTGCTGATCCATGAGGCGCTGCGCTGTTATTACGATGGTGAAATGTCTGCCAAGCTGCGCGGCAAATGGGCGGCCACTAATCCTATGCGCTGGATACCGCGCGAAACCGTTAAGATCGTGGCGGGCCTTTCTGATGCCGAGCGGCGCGAGAAAGCTACGGCGCTGCAGGTCAACCTGGGCTATCAAATGCAGGCTATGCAATCGGGCCTGGATGGGGTGCTGGTCGATGCCGGCGGTATTTATCAATCGCTCGCTGACTGGGTGCGGGCCAGCGACCTGGATGCGGTTGAGAACTTCTATATCGACCCGGACAGCGAAGAAGCGCAGCAGGCCTACCAGTCCAAGGCCCAAATGGCCGAAGCCCAGCGCCAGAGTGAAGAAGATTTAAAGCAGCGCATGTTTG